CTAAATACCCACAAGTTAAATTGTAGTCACGACTGAACTATTGCCGCTGCTATTATTAGTCAGACCCCAATAGCTAATGTTATGGTCTACGTACACGGTTCCGTTATTTACATAAGATAAATGATAGTAATACCCTTTTGCTTGATAATTTGTAGCCTCTAAAACCGCAGTATGGCCGCTTAACGATCCAGTCAGCGTTTCGCCGCCAGTAAAGGCACCACTTGCGCTATCACGAATTGAAATTCTTGTTGCGTTAGGTTTACCGTAAACAATAGCGGTTTCGCCGCTAGTCGATCCCGTAATAGTTTCGCCTAACGTGAATCCCGTTGCTCCCGATACGGTGCGCAGTATTTGAAAATTGCCCGCCGTATTGTTGCCGTTTAACACAACTATATCGCAATGTTGTGCGAATATATCTGTGTTAGTTGTAGTAGAGCCTGTTGGCTCCCAAGAACAGTTAATGGTGTCGTTAGCTAGTATATTTGCGTAGTTAACGGGGTTTGCGGCAGAAGCGTTAACTCCAGAATAATACCGTATGTTTTGAAAACGATTGTTTGTTAAGTACACATATTCGGCAGTGCCGACGACACAATCCAATCCTTCAAAAAACTTGTTGTTTTCAACTCGAACAATTCGTGCTGTTCGATCGTTTCCGTTATTGTTTGATACGCGAAAACCGCCGTAAAAATCGTTATTAGTGATTGTTACATCACCAAATGCGGTAAGCCCCGCCCCAACTCGAATAAAAACTGCAAAATCTATTCCCGTGCGGTTAGTAGATGTAAAGTCAGGGCGTGCAATTTTATTGTTAGTAATAACAATGTTTCTTAATTGATTGCCTGTGTACGCAAGGTTAACTTCGTGAAAATAAATCGCTTGCCCCACTTGGATAGGTTGAGAGGCTCGCATGTCGTTGCCACTAATAAAAAACGTACCGCCTCGACCGCCTTTAGACATTACGTCGCCGTTGCCGCCGCAATCAATAAAAAATCCGCGTGTAGCATCTTGCGCAGCAAAATTATTAATCATCGTATTGTTGGTAATTCGATGATTACATCCTTTTAGCTCGCTAAATAAAATATTGTTTTCGCCATTTGCTGTCGCATTAACAATATTGCAGTTTGTTATGGTTTGATTATCGCCTCCTATGACGATCCCGCCATCGATATAGCAGTCTGCGTAGGTAACAAATTCAGCGTTCCCATGAATGTCGGCGGCTTGAATGTTTGCTCCTACCGTTGCGATGTACGCGCCGGTAATAATTAAATAGCGATTAGGAACGTCACCCACGGCGCTGCCGCCGCCTATAGTAACGCCATGACGCGCAGAGACGTATTCACCGCCTTGTACTTGAACTACTTGAGAACTGCCTAGCAATAAACCGTAGTCGCCAGCCAAAACAATTTCGCTGTCATCTTTAGCAACGCAGCTAATAATGTTTAGGTTGTAGCACCGATCTATCTGAATACCTGAATACGAGCAGTTAGTAACCTTTACGTTTCTGATCGTGCAATCAATACCGTTACGAAGCGTCAGCCCATCTACGGTCGGATCGTACGTAGAGCCAATTACTGCAAAATCTGAAAAAAGACAAGAGGTAAAATTAGTTAGCTTGTAGACATCTACGGCTGAAGCTACGTAGTTATCGGCAAACCCGCCTTCAATAGTAACTGTGTTACCTGAAATTTTTGCTACGCGTACGTATTCACCTGCGCGATAGTAAGTTCGCCAACCGCTCCAGCTTTCGTTTGTTGGGTTAAAAATAACTAATACGTCGCCTACCGCTACCGCAGGAGCCGATGAAAACGTCATCGTATTGCCGCTAATTGAAATCGGCGCACTTAAAGAAGGAAGCAAGGTATAGGTACCTGGCGCGGTGCGGATGCACTCAAAATCAACCAAACTATTGGTTTGGCTAAAGTCGATAACAGATTGCCCTGTTCCTGCGCCATAGATAGATACGTCTTTAGGTACTGTCAGCGTGCTATCGCACCGATAGTGTCCAACATCCAAATAGATGCTTTTTGCCCCGCTGTTGAGTGCGGCTTGTAGCGCCAAATAGTCGTTGGTTACGTTATCGCCTACCGCACCAAAGTCTCTAACACTGACTCTTTCGCGCAGCTTAGCTTGAAGTGTTCGGGATACTGCTCCTAATCCAGCGGGGGTGTAAGTACCACCCTCGACATTTGCAACGGTTACACGAAGCTCAACGCGACTACCTGCAACAAAACTAGCTGCCGAAGTTCCATCTTGTCCACGTACAACGGTAAAATTATTTCCAGAACGCGCTGTAACTTTTACAATTTCAATCTGACCGGTTGTATCTTGTAATGTTACATAGAAATACTGCGTACCACCAATACTTGGAAAAGATGCGGCAGATTGCAATGTAAGTGTTGTTTGTACGGAATCTATTGATGCCGCAAGAAAATCGCTAGCGTTGTTTTTAAGAACAATACTCATGTTTTATACTCCAAAATACTGCATACGTGCAGATAATGTTCCGCGAACATTTCCTAAGTTAGCTCGAGCACGTCGTTCATTCAGGTGAAAGATGTATTGTCGCGCGTGATAAGACGCAAGTTCCCTATCGCTCCAGTTGGCATTCGGAAGCACAAGAAGGTGCTGCAACGCACCGTGCATAATTACATCTTCCAACTCATCAAACAGCACTTCATTCATACCCGTTGCGGTACGTTTAGGCTTTAAGGCTACAAACATCCGCATTTCATAAACTTTTGTGTCGTCCGGCATTGGAAGTATAATGTACTTGTCAGGAGTTAACTGACAGATAATCCGTGGATCACTAGCACCTTCCAGCGCTTCAGGCGGCAAAGTAAATTGTTGCGGCCCGTTATAAGGAAGCTGATTATACAACGGAACGTTAAATCCGCCTGATTGTGTTTGACTCCAAACTTGTTGTAGAGAGATACCACTAAACAAATCGGCCCAGCAAGGATATCTATAAATAGCTTGTTCTAAAGTTACTCGATCTAACTCGTTACAGTTAACAACAGCTTCGAATATAGCGTGGACATCCGTATTAACAGGTTTGTTGTATAAATATTCGTAGACACCGGGCTGTAAATTAAACAAAGGCGGCTGATACCGCCAAGCCAAAGTACGCTCACAAGTGCGAATAGCCGAATCCCTGATGTATTGCTCAATCATAGGATACGGACAACCCGGCACACTCGGATTGACTCTGGTGATTAGCGTTGAAAACTCGCGGTCTGCCATCAGATCACCTGCTCAGGAGGTAGTCCTCCTTCCTTTGTGTCAGTTAGCGCACGCGCCTGAAGGTTCACACCCAATGCTTGGGTATAGCTATCTTGGAACTGTTTGAACCTTGCGGCATCTACCGTTGCGTTTTCGACACCTGCGATAAGCATCAACACACCCATAACCATCGTTGGCTGGAAGGCGTCTGGAAGTAGCGCTATGTTCTGGGACAGCGTGTAGGCTGGAGGTGACTGCGCGTACTCTCCGGTTAGAACAATGCCAGAAGTAGGCCGAGGATACAAGAAGAACTTATTGGGATTCTGTACATGACGCATGTAGTTAACCGGAGTTCCTGCAGCGACTGTACGCCACTGAGGATAGGACTGATCCAACGCTTCACGCGATACTTCAAGCACGGCATTACCGTTCTTGATTGCGAAAATATTCATCAACCGAATCGAATCCGAGGGCATGGACTGCTCGACCACGTTAGCCGTAGTTGCAATATCGCCCTGCAAAACAAACAAGTCAGGCCGCAAGATTGCCGTTTGTCGCAGAATCTGATTGACGAATCCTAGCAGCGCAGCAGCGGTATAAGTATCAGGAGTACGCAACAGCCCATTGTCCTGCGCCAACCGCCTAGCATCTACGATGATGTCATTGGGTGTCATTGCGCACCTCTCTGAGCCGAGCCAACCCCACCGCTCTCAAGATCAGTGAGATTCCGAGACTGCAGGTCAACGCCCAGACTCTGAGTAAACGAGTCATAGAACAGCTTCGCCCTTCCGGAATTTACGTGCTCATTGTCCACAGATTCCGCTAGGAACACAGTGCCATCCACGAGGGAGGGAAAGTATGCATCAGGCAGAACCGTGATGGGATCAAGGTTGTTATACACAGGCGGAGTCACTACGTACTCCCCGACAAGCACGATACCTGATGTTGGACGAGGATAGAGAAAGTACGCCCGAGGATTGCGTGGATGCCGAATGTACTTTGTTGGTGTGCCTGCCGGGTCTGTAGTCCACTGAGGGTAGCTACGATCAAACACATCACGGTCTACTTCTTCAATGGACGTACCGTTCTGCACACGGAAAATCTCAACAAGCCGCACTGCCGTAGCAGGAAGAGTCTGCTCAGAAACATTAGGCGTAGTCGTAATAGTCGTAACAGTCGTAAATAAATCAGGACGTAACATCACCATGCGCCGAATGATCTGGTTCACAAATCCCAGCAGCGTGGTGTTGCTATAACGATACGGCGTAGACTCGTCTTGAATCAGCCGTCGCACATCTATAAGTACGTCCTGCGAAGTCATTACGGTAAGCGCCTCGACGCATCAGCAGCCAACTCTGGC